GTGCGTACACAGAAGCGGGACCAACTTCCTTCCCGCCCTTTTTCATTGAGTACTTTGGCATATCAACCTCACTTGGTTTTCTGGTTCTGGATACGCGCTTCGTTCCGACCGTATTTTTTCAGATCGGCAGTGGTAACGCCACCCTTTTTCATGCCTTTGTGCATACGCTTTTCGTGCGCTTTCACCTCGGCCTTGGCTACCTGTTTCATCTTGTCCATCATTCACTCCTAGTTGATAGTCACGTTTGCTACCGTTGTTTGCGCCACCAAGTTGTTCGGTGTCAGCCCCGCATCATTTGCCCTAGCCCCGCCAATCGGTGCCCAACCCCACTGGAAGATCCGGCTACCACCGCCCGGAAACCCGTCCTGCAAGATGTTGGTGCCAGAGTTGTAGTCTGTCTGCAACCCAGTTAAACCAGACTGCCAGTAAGACAAATCTGGCCTTGGCTCCCGTACTGCCTGCGGGTCGTTCACAGGGTATAAACCAAGGCTCAACTGCGGCTGGTCAGGTTCCCAACAAGTCGGGCACACCTTAATCTTTACGTTCTTCGTCTTGATCGTTAGCGTCTTTAGCACCTTCAGCGGATACCTGAATGCACACCGATCACACTCCGAAATACTGTTCTTACCACTAGCGTACTTGCTAGGCATACATCACCTGTACGTGATCATTCGAGGCACCAGACGATCCGGTGCCTTCTCCCGGTCTTCGCCTGCCGCCATTTCCCACGCCTCGTCGTACTGCGCCTTCAAGAACTGAATCCGCTCCATACCGCCGGGCAGCTTCATCGCCAACCGATATGCCAGCCCACAGATCAGACACTCCTGAAAACGGAATGGGATGTCTTCAACATTCACACCGTTGCCCGCATCAAACATTCTGCGCAGCCGCCAGTACACGAAGTAGTAGTACGGGGTCTGTGCCGTGCCCTGATCTGGCGACGGCCATACGTTGATCTGCGGATACTGCGGCGTTGCACCCGGCACGTCCGTCGTCTGGCCGCTACGGCGGTTTATCCAGACTTGGATCGGCCTGCCTTGCGTGAGCTTGTTCGGGATCGTCGCGTAGGTGGAGACGGAGATTCGGTTGATGTTGATGTCTGACTGAGTCCCGATCTGCCCAGGATTGGTTCGAATAACATGTTCCAGAAGATCCACGGTGTCATTAGGTAGATCATAGGTAATCTGCCCCTGCACGAGCGGGATAGTCCCCTGCTCAATAGTCCACAGGTTAATCCCACGGTTAGCCCACTCCGCAAGCAACAGGTTCAGACTGCGCCGAGCCGTGCGGAAGTCATAACCCGTACGCATTTCGAGGCCGCATCTTTCGAATGCTTCCTCGAAGATTTCGTTGACCGTCGGGTTGAACGCTGTCGTGGATGTGGTGTAGGCCATTACCTGAATCTCGACGTCTTCTGGGCTATGCCCTTCGGTTGTTTTACAAACTGCTTACCTGATGCCTTGCCTGCTCGCTTCGCCTTCGTCGTTGCCGCATACTCGGCAGGACTCAACGCCTTAATAGCCGCTTCTGGCAGATACCGTTCACCAGTCTTCGAAGAAGGCTTGCCGCTCTTGGTGCGCCACTTCTGCTCACCCCACGCTTTCAGGCTTTGCTGCGGAGCTTTAATTGCCATCGCCATAACTCCCAAACGCTTCCAAGTACTCTAGCGCGTTCCGCAAAACAGCAGGACTATCATTAAACATTCCTAACGCTCTGTTGCACTGTTTGCACAAAACACCACGAAATTCTCCAGTTACGTGATTGTGATCTATTGCGCTGTCAATTAACTCAATTTCTTTTTTGCAAATTGCACAACATTCTTCTTGGCGCTCATATCGATCTACAAGTTCTTGCGGAGTTATACCTCTTCTTGCGCATCGTTTTGCTAGCGTCCAAGGATCTTTTTCCCTGTACTGCTGAACCCGTTCTGCATTTTCTTCCGTCCATCTACGATGCTCTTTATACAGACAAGTGTTGCAACGACTTTTTAACAAGTGCGCCATAGACCCGCCGCGACTTCTGTACGCTGAAACAGGCTTCGTTTCTCCGCACATGGTACACGTCTTAGTCTCTATATCCACCGCCGCGAGCCTTATATCGTTTTGCCAACAATTGACTTTTTCTGGCTGACCACTGACCTGCGCCTGTGCCCTGTACTGCCGCGCTCTTGATCTGCTGGAACAAACGCTTGCGCATCTCTGGCTTCGTATAGTTCCCTGCTTGATTAACCTTCGAGCGTTTAGCTGCTTTACGCACAGCCTCTTCTACCGACGGCTTACCTAACCGCACAGAACCGCCCTTCTTATATTCCGTGAAGTCGGTGTCATCCCGGCGAGCTTTAACCTTCGCCGTGGGCATTTTGCTAGGAGCTATTGCCCCCATGCCGCGTGACGGTCTCACACAAACTTCCCTCTGGTTTTGCCACGCTGGGCGCAGCCATCAGCCCGTTTGCTTGCCGATGACACAGAACCACCTTTTGCCTTCTTCACCTTGCCGCCCTTTTTCATAGGCACTCTTGGCATAGCAGGCATCGCAGTAGGCATCACAGGCGGTTGCATAGGCGGACGAACCATCGGAACGTCTGGCACGTTGCTTTCCATGGTCGATGGCATACGACTCCGAGCCGCTGCCAGATCCATCGCCCGCTCACGCCCACGCTCAAGATCAAGACCGGTGCGCGTCGCGCTTACATCATTCGGTGACATACCACGCATGGAGTTCTCCAGTTAGCACTTACCGCCGTAGGCTTTCTTCATCATGCCGCCTTTAGCCATCTTGACCTGCATAGCCTTGGTCTTACCTTTTTTAGCCACGCCGTCAGCAGCTTTGTGACCAGCAGACAAACCACCGCCTGCCATTTTCTTGGTCTTGCCGCCGTGTTTCATGCCGCTCATCTCGCCCATCTCATGCTTGATCATCGACTTCGGTGCGCCCTTCTTTTTCATGAACGACACTTCCTTTTTGACCATCTGTTTTGACTCTTTCATTTCGCCTCCTTTGGCTTTCTTGGAAAGGCCAGCCTCGGATAAACCAATTGCGATGGCCTGCTTGGGATTCGTCACCTTCTGACCTGACGATGACTTTAACTTGCCTGACTTGAACTCTGACATGACCTTGCCAACCTTCGCCTGTCCACCTTTGGCAAAACGCGTCTGACCCATTTGATCATTTGGGCCAGCCTGCGCTTGTGGCTGCATGTTGAAGGTCTGATTCAAGCCGCCGCTTTGGCCGCCAGCTTGCGGTTGATTACCGTAGAACGGATATGTGGGCTGTTGGTTAGGACCAATCGCGCCGCCATCCGCAAACTTTCTGGGCTTTCTCATCAGCAGATCCTTCCGCGTGTCTTGCCACGTTGAGCAATACCGTCAGCACGCGAAGATGCACTAGATACTTTGCCGCCCGCTTTCATGCCCATTTTTTGACGAGCATACGGAGTAGATTCTGCATATCGCTTGGTAGCGCGTTCAGATGAAAACGTATCTGCCAGAGCGCGGCCTGCTTTCGCCAAGTCGTACATAGGCTCTTTTTTCGTCGGCTGATTTACCTTGCTTCGTTCCTTAATAGCCTCTTCATCAATAGAACCAAACATGCCGCTCAAAGATTTTTTCTTTGGCTTTGCTTTCGGCTTGATCTTTACTTCTTCTTTTTCCTCAACAGTCACCGAATCTTCCTTCGGGCTGGAGCGCATGTACTTAGCCAACGTGCGTGGCCCTTCCTCATCGCTGCTAACAGAAGAACTATGCGGAACATTCATTCCATCGTCGCTATAAGACTTAGCGCCTCGACCGCTGTAATCGCTGCTCATTTCCGGGACAGTAGTTTTTGCTTCGATATCCATCTTTGCCCGGCCAGCGCCCAGTCGGCGATATGCCTCAGAACTAGGATCGTCGATATTGCCCATGCGCAGGCGCTCAAGAAAACTAACTTTGTCACCTTTAGAAGACTCCAAGCCGCGTGCTTTTAATTCAGCCTCGCCGCCTGCTTGATAACGTTTCACCTTCTTCTTCATAACACCCTCCGTTGCGACTCAATCAGTTGATCAATCTTGTTCTCAAGACGATTAAACCGCTGGTCAATATGATCAGTAATACGATCCACTTCCGCCTTCGTGACGTTGTCCCGTGCTATTTCCTCACGCGTCTTGTTCAACAAGATCGTGATACGCGCAAGCTCGGAGAACTTCTCATGGGCGATATACGCAAACAAACCCACAAACAGCGACAGAGCGCCGTTCCAGACAAATGCAAGATCCACGGTCAACACTTCCACTTTCTTAAAGATTTGTTGATTCTGCTATTCGGATCACTCGCCGTCTTTGCAGAAGTCAGCTTTTTCTTCATCCCCTCCATCCGCGCACAGAATGACTTCTTGCGCGAACCGCCTTCCGGCTGGGGAGCCTTTAGCCCAGGCTTGCCCGGATTGGCTTTGTTGTAGGAAGCACGACCCTTGGCGTTCAATCCGCCTTCAGGATTCTTGCCTTCCTTCCGAGTCCAAGCCGGGGTTTTAGCCATAAAACACCGTCGCAGTCACACTGGTTCCAAGACCAACAAACATACCGTTCTCGCACAAAATGCCGTCGCCCGGTATACGTATTGGCAGTCCTACGGTGTTAAACGTATCTATCTCGACAATTATGTCCGTATACATAACCAGCGTACCGTTTGCATTACCTGACGTAACAGACGTTACCGTAAACGTATTAGCGGTGACGTTTGAAACTAAATAAACGCCATCACGCATGGTAGTGCCTGCTGCAATGTCAAGGAACACGCGCTGGTTGTTTGACAGACTGTTGCTAGTGATAGTGACCGTAACAGCATTTCCAATCCTGTCCCACGTTCCAGACTTCGAAACTGAAGGATCAGCCACGCACATGTTTCTTGCAGAAGCTGTGCCGGTCGTAACAGTCAAACCTTTTAGCCGAGTACGATAATTGACAACAGTTCCCGACTCTTTTGCTAGATACGATTTAACGTCTGTTTGCATGGCGTCACCCGTAGAAGATTGTTGTTGTTACAGCAGCATTTGAAATTCCTACAAAAATGCCAGCAGAAGCAACAATCCCCTCTCCCGGAATCGACGTATAAAACGCTGTTCCGCTTGAGCAGTCAAGCTCGGTCAATATCTCGGGATACATAGTTACATTACCGCTCGTCGTAGCAGATGCAACCGTTACGGTAAACGTGTCGGTGGTTACATTTGATACTTCATAGGACTCATCCTGTGCAGTGCCAGATGTAAAGTTTAAGTAAACACGATCCGCGTTTGCCAGTCCGTGGCTGTTAATAGTCACGGTGCAGACAGCCGTGCCCGGCACGTTATAAGTGCCGGACTGATTAACGTTGTTGCAAAATGCAGTATTGAACGTGGTAGATGTTGACGGCGAAAGAACAATACCCTTCAAACGGGTTCTGTATGGCACCG